AACTGCTGCTGTTTCTGAACCTGAACCAGATACTTCAATTTCATTTGCGGTTCCTGCAATTGTTGCTACATAATTTCCTGTTGTGTCTGTTCCAAGAGCAACAGAATTTGGCTGTATAGTTGTTGTTATTTCAACGTTACCAAGATTTGTCATTGTTGCTGAACCAGCAACATCTCCAGATAATGTTATTGTTGGATCTGATACATTAAAATCAAGTTTTCCATTTGCGTCATCGTAGGTTACAGATATTCCTGATTCGGAATTTGAAGAAACCATTCCACCAACAATGTCCTGGACTCTTTCTTCATTTAAAGTTACATTTCCAGATGTTACTGTAAAATCTGTAGCATCGAAGCTTGCAACACCTTTATTATTTGAAGCTGCATCTTCTGCTGATACTGTAATTGTGTTATTAGTTACAGATACATCAATTCCTTCTCCACCGCTTACTTGCAAATCTTCTGTAAGCAAATTAATTGATGTGCTTCCAGTGTCTCCATTTACATCAAGTGTAGTTGCTACATCAGCTTCTCCTGCTGCTGTAAGTCTACCTTGCTGATCTACAGTAAATGTTGGAATCTTTGTTTGAGATCCATATGAACCAGCAGTTACTGCTGTATTGTCTAAATCTATAGTTATTGTATTTGCATTGTCATCATATGTCTTAGTTAAAGCAACCCCAGCATTAAGAGCAGTATTTACTGCATCCTGGGCTCTCTCTGTTGTGAAATATAAATTTGTTGTTCCTTCATCTATATTATCTGTACTGTATGATGCAGTTCCGCCAAGCTGAATTTCAAATCCATTGATTGTAATTGATGGATTAACTAAAGCTGAATTTGGTATATTTGTTAATGTATTTAAAGAACCAGAAATTGTTTTATTTGTTACTGTTTGAGTTCCATCATCTGTAAGCAACTTAGCAGTGTCTGCTATTCCGTGAATATTAGTTGTATCTGCCTGGTGGTTGGTAAGATTTGTAGCAACTGTAGTAAAGAATGTTGGGTCATCATTAATAGCTGCTGCTAATTCGTTTAATGTATTTAATAATTCTGGTGCGCTATCTAAAACTCCTGCTACAGCATTATCGACATATGTCTTATTTGCTATTACAGATGTGTCTACAGATATGGTAATTGTATTTGCGGCGTCATCGTATACTTTAGTAATGCCGTTTCCAGCAGTTAATGCTGAATTTACTGCATCCTGTGAAAGTTCAGTTAGTTCTGAGGGTAGTACGTTAATATAAGGTCTTGCTGACCAAGAAGAGCTACCATCACCTATTTTTAATTTTTGTGTATCGGTTTCGATACCAATTTCGCCTGCTCTAAGAATTGGGTTGAAAGATGTCCAGTTTGCTGCTGTGTCTCTTTTAAGCTGAATTCTAATTGCCACTTGCGCCACCCCCATCAATTATTTGATCTATAAAAACTGAATTTATATTACCACTATCTGCTAATATTCTTTCATCTTCTACGTAGTGTGCATATTGTACAGTTTCTACTGCGCCTGCACCTACGTGTGTGTGATCTAGGATTTCTCTTGGCCCCGCTACGTCATACCATAGTTGCCCGTTGTAGGCTCTTATAGTATTAAGTTCTGTGTCAAAATAAATTTGTCCACGCTGTGGATTTGCTGGGGCTTGGTCTAAGCTTACCAGCTGTAGCGGGGTTAGAAATCTTTTTGCCATTATCCTATGATAACTACCTTAAAAGCTCCAGCAGGTGGAGGAGAAGCAAATGATACTGTAACAACATTATCACCTGTTCTAACTACATCTGCTTCAACTGTATCATAAGAAGAAACATCGTAAACCTGAACGGTTACTTCTCTTGTTCCAAGATTATGTGTAATTGGCCAAGATAATTGTACGCCATCTCCAATTTGAGATGTGTACTTTCTTGTTAGTGCATGTTGTGATCCACCATCAAGACCAATTTCCCAACGATCTAGGGCTTCATTCCATGTTAAGAATGCGTCTGCTTCAAGACCACGGTGAACAATAATTCCTGCATCAACTGTAGGGGCTTGGTTTTCAGCCATATCGCTGTTAAGATTAATCTTGTTATCAGAGATATTTACCTGTGTTGTATTGATAGAATTAATTGAACCTGCAACATTTAAGCTTCCGTTAATTTGTACGTTTGCGGCAAATGTTGCATTACCTGTAGCTCCAAATGTTCCACCTACGGAAGCATCTCCAGCTACTGTTAAGTCGTCACCTACTGAAAGGTCTTGACCTAGTGTTGTGTTTCCTGTTACTGCTAAAGATGAGGCTAAGTCTACTGCACCTGTTACATCTAATGTGCCACCAATATCGGTTGCTCCGCCAATATTTAATGTTCCAGAAATATCAGCATTGTCATTTACATCTAAGCCAGCATTTATTTGTACTGCACCATTAAATGTTGAAGTAGAATCTGCGGTAAGCGCACCGTTAAGTTCTACTGTTGAGTTGGCTACTACAGCTCCACCTAAAGTAGTTGCTCCAGCAACGTTTAATGTTGAGTCTAATGTTGTTGCTCCACCAACATCTAATGTGCCTGTTGTTATATCAACATCTCCATTAAGTGTTGTATCTAGTGCTACAGTAAGACCTGAATTAAGTGTTGTATTTCCATCTACATCAAGTGTTGATTGAAATTCTACTGAATCATCTACATGTAGTGTATTACTTAAATTAGTTGCACCTGTTACAGTTAAGGTTCCACCAACTGAAGTGTTTCCACTTAATGTAGAAGACCCTGTTACTTCTAAGGTACCACCGAAATCAGCATTACCTGTTAAATCAAGTGTTGCTGCATCAATATTTGTTAAATTTAATTGAGTTGGTAAAGATAGGGTTACGTTACCCTGTAAATCTTTTGTGACAGTAACTTGATTAGTTGTTCCACTAATTTCTGCTACGTCGTGTGTGTGATCAGCTTTGGCTACATATGGAGATGTGCCTTTACTAGAAGCTTGACCAAATTTAATTCGGGTTGTCTCATTGGCATCACCGAATTCTCCAGACATTGACAGCCACTCTGTCCCATTCCAGAAGTACATTAAGTTATCAGAGTTATTGTAATAAATCTGACCTGTTACTGGACTGGATGGCGCTGCGCTTATATTTTGAATACGAGCATTTAACAACTCATTTTTATTGAGGTTAATACTCGTTACGAATAATCTTGCCATTTTTTCTCCTTACGACAGGTATGCTGTCCCTGAAAATGGTTGAGCCATTGTCAGTGTTATTTTATTAGTATTATTATAGTCTATTCCAGTTTCTAATATGTCACCAGAACTAGCCTTTACAGTTACATTTGGGTTATAGCCCATATTATGTTGAATCTCTACATACCAGTATTGAATAGCATTTCCTACTGCATTTGCTGGATATTTTTGAACTTGATTAAGAGAAAACGGAAATGTAAGTGTGCTGGTGCTTAGTAGATAATTTGTAGCACCAGACCATGTTAAGTCTGTTGGCTTAGGTCCGTAGAATCTTGTGGTTTCTTTGTCATAATAAAAATCACCTTCAAGGCCTAGGTTATTGGAAGGAACACCATTTCCATTTAGAATTGTTTTTCCTCTTGGGCCCTGCGGTGCAGGTGTTGCAACTATAAGATTTGTTTTTTGTTCTACTATTTTAATTGTTTCGGCCATTAAATAGTCACACTCCTACTCAAAGTTATAAAGCCCTCAACTAGTTTAGTTTTGTTTAAATTAGAATCAGTTAACATAATGTCATATTCTGATTTGGGATAAAATAACTTATTAGTTTGAGTAGGAGTCATTTTAATGGTTAATTTTCCATTTGGTCCATCTAAGGAAATACCGCCTAATGGTGATGTCAAGGTAAACGCTAACTTTTGTCCGCCTTTTGTATCACGGACTTGCATCTTTGCAGATGCCCCTGTTAAGTCAATAGGATTACCACTGTTGTCTTCATATTCAACAGTAAATGTGAAAGTGGTGTTTTGATCCACTTCGAAATTCTTTTGCACTGCCATTTGCGTGTAGCTCCTAAAATAGGAAAACTCCTATGCTTATTTTAGCACAGGAGCTATCCTAATCGGTATTAAATTATGACTTTTTTGTAAAACCGAATGCTGGCTCATTAGTATTTAGAGCCTTAAGAATTACTGGTAGGATTGCTGCCAATCCGCCCTTAAGTAGATCTCCTGGGTCTGTTTGTCCAGCCAAATATAGAGCAATGGTTGCGCCAAGGAAATGGCGTCCGTAACTTGCTAACGCTGCTAGAATTTTTTCTTGCATTGTTACCTTTCCATCATTGTTTAGATCTTGTTTCATAAGACCTCCTATTTCTGGGCCGTGTGCCCAGGAATTTTGGGAGTTACCCCAATATCTATTATATACCCTTTAAGCAGAAATGTCTACAATTTCACAATTACCATCTGAAGTACAGGCCAGCGTTTGGGTTCCGCTGGTCCCGTCTTCTGTTTCGTAGAAAGACAAATCTTCCCAACGAATATTCTTAGGCATTTTTGCAACTAGGGCGTCGTACTCTTCTTTAGTTACTTCTTGATATGGTGCTTGTTTGTAAGAATGATCTGAGTGTGGCAAGAATGAGATTCCAGACACTTCATCAAAATGTTTATACACCCAGGCCCCTACTTCCATCCATTCATCTTCTTTAACAGAAACAGTAATAGATGGCTTATGCTCACACCATGCTCTTTGATAAACAAGCCAAGTATTTAAATGATCAATTGCTGTTAAATAATCTCTTGTTATTGCTCCAGATGGAGCTTTTACTGGAAATGAAAATACATATGTGTCATTTGGCTTCATGAAGTCGTCTTCTACTGGAATTCCTACTTCTTTTAAGAATGTAGACAACGGATCTTTCTTGTCTCCACGAACTGTTCTGATGTAATACTCTGAATGCCACGCATGCATACCAGAAGATACCCCAACAAGCTGAGAAACAGTGCCTGAAGGCTTTACGCAAGTTATTGCAGCAGACTCTTGAATTCCAATTTTTTGAGCTTCTGACGCATTTGTTTCTCTTGCGTACTCTCTAAGTCTTTCTAATGTGTCTTCTAACTTTTTTAAATTTTCTTTACCTGAAAAAAACTTATTTCCAAACTGGCCAGTCAAAGAAACTCCTAATAGGCGTTCTTCTTCTGTATTGTCTTTCCAAATTTTACGAAGATACTTAAAGTCTGTTAGCGTAGATTGCCATGTTCCAAGAATTGTTGCTAAGCGTACCTTGTTTGCTACTGTTGTTGCGTTGTCATCTTCACGAATTACAACTTCGGATAGATTACAGAACTGATAAGGTCTAAGGATAATTTCTGAGCATGGGTTAGTTCCATAGTGGATCTCTGGATCTCTGCGTCCCCATCTTGCTGCTTGTTTTTGAGCTGCTGCAACATTGTATATGCCACGCTCACCTGATTTTGAGTCATACAGGTTTTTCCATTCCGCAATAAACTGTTCCATTTCTGGCTTACGAGAATATGCTACTGAATTATTAGAAAGGGCACGTTGTGAATTGTTTTCCCACCAATTTCCTGCTTTGGCTGCTGCCATCTCAATATCATTAATATTAGACAAAGAAATCATTGCAGAACGACGAACTCCGCCAACGACTACAACTTCACCAATCTTACACATTATATCGTGAGCCTCAATAGGTTTCAACTGACGGCCTGCGGCAGCTTTAAACTTTGCAATTGTAAAATCAAAAAGATTAACTAAAGGCTGAGGGCCAGAAGAACGTCCGCCCATTGTCTTTAAACGAGCACCAGCTGGACGAAGCTTAGATACATCAACAGAAGGAATCTGTCCAGCCCAAAGCATTGCAAGAAGTTCACGGTATGCTTTTGCCCAACCAGTCTTTGAATCTTCAACAACAATCACAGTAGTAGATTTTTCAAATGACTCTGGGACGGCAGGAAGTTTATTGACATACTTATACTCTACAGAAAAACCAACACCTGTTCCACACATAAGAATATACATTGTTTCATCAAATGAACGAGGTGAATCTACTGGAACAAATGAGCAGTTATATCCTGCTACATGATCTCTATCAAGAGCAGCACCTGCAGTCATTACTGCTCTCATTGAAGGCATTACGTTTCTATCATATACAGATTGCTTTAACTCTTCTATAAGTTTTGAATCTGGTTCGTATGAATAATTTACAAATAGATGATCAAGCATAAAAGCAAAATATCTATCTACTGTTTCTCCCCATGTTTCTCTACGATTTTCTTCTGGCATCCATCTTGCATATCTAGATAAAGCAATAAAATTCTCATAGGGATTTTCAATAGTTCTTGACATTTTTTGTGTAAAGCTCCTTCTCCGCCTTGCGGTTTAATTAAAAATTGAATAGGTACTAATTCTACCAAACTTTATTTAATGTGGGAAGGGTTTATAAAAACTTTCTTTCTAAATCTTCAAAAGCTTTCTTAGTCAACTGATCCCAATTATATTCTTCATGAATTTTTTCTGATTGAGCAAAATAATATCCAAAGTAAGCTTTGTAGTTTACAGCAAAATCATACATTAAATCTTCTAGATGTTTTTCGTCAGGTTTATACATAAAACCTAAATGAGGATCTCCTACTGCTTTTGGCAAAGTCTCATCTGTTAATTTAGACTTAAGCTTTAGTGGTCCTAAGAACTTTTTGTAATGTGCCCACTCGCTTGTACAAATAACTGGCATGCCTGTTGCTAAACCTTGAAGTGGGATAAAGCCAAACCCCTCTCCCCAAGAAGGATAAACTAAACAATGATGATCATAATAAAGTCTTAAAAGTTCTTCTTCAGAATATTCTTCTGTAATTATCTTTATATTATTATATGCTTCATCTGGTGAACATAATCTTCCATTTTTATCATAAACTCTAATTGTATTAAATCCATGAGCTTTTATTGTTAAAGAGTATTCTGGATTATTGCCGAACATTTTAATAAAAGCATCAACAACCATTTGTCCAGCTTTTCTTGGTGCAGGTTCTCCTATATGCAAAAACTTAATTGGCCTGCCTTCTTTTAAAATTCTTTTTTTAGGTTTCCAAAATTCTTCTATACCATGTGGATAAACTTTAATTGGTTTTAATATTCCATTATTCTTAAATACTTCTGCACACCAATCAGATGTTGTCCAAACTTCATCACATAAATTAAATCTTTCTACCCATTCAATTCTCATAGAAGTTGATTCCCATGGCATATATCCAATTTGATATTGATTTTTATGGAACTTAAAATGTTGTGGTTGTGTAAAGTTTAATTGAATAGTAGATTTTGGATCTGCATATTTTACTGTATGACCAAGATTATTTAAAGATTTAACTATATTTTTACCAGCATAACCATATCCAACTGCTGGATTAAGTCCTGCTTTTATTGTGTAATAAGATATATTCATTTAATCTTTCTGGTCAACTGGCTTGACACATTTAGGATAACAATGTTATTATTATAGTTCGTTATCTCTAAAGGAGGAAATGCCAATGGAGAATATAAAACAGCGATTGAGCGAGGTTGCTCATCACTGGACTGCTATAGGAATGATAACATTATTTTTATTTGGAGTCCAGCCTCAACCAATGCAAACCGCAACAGCTTTGGTGGTAACACCAGAGATTAAAATAACAGAAGCACAACTGAAGAAAGAAACGCTGGAAAAGTTCAGCAATACTGTGTACAAAGCCTCAGAAATGCTTACAGACGAAGAGTTACTAAAATTACTTAAGGCTGTAGGCTTCGAAGGAAAAGCCCTTAAAACGGCTTGGGCTGTTGCCAGAACGGAGTCTAACGGACGCCCTATGGCTTATAACGGCAACAGGAAAACTGGAGACAGTTCCTACGGAATTTTTCAGATCAATATGCTAGGAAACCTTGGTGATGATCGAAAAGAAAAATTCGACCTGCGATCAAACGTTTTGTTGTTTGATCCAGCAATTAACGCAGAGATAACGTATTATATGACCAATGGCGGGAAAGACTGGAGTTCATGGTCATCAGTAAAAACTGGTGCGGTCAACAAGTGGCTAGCACAGTATCCTAACCAGTAGGGGATTGAGTGAAGATACAAAACGTATCTAAATATATTACTCTTTCGCAAGAGGGCCTTGTGTCTAAATTGGAATGTCCAATAGACCAAGGCCTTCTTATGCCTAATATAGATATTAATGATAAAATTTACTTATATTGCCTTTCTTGCAATTATACAAATATAGTTGGGTTGGAACTTTATGAACGAATCGAAAGAGCCGTTAATTCAAACTGACGGTGGTCAAATTAAAGAAACAGATGCCATGGGCAGAGAAAAATTTTGGGAAGACTTAGGACGTCCAGATGACAAATGATATTCAAGATCAATCTATAGAATCAAATTTAGATATGGTCAATTACATAATGCTTCATAGAATTTATGACATGCTAACCTTGATAGCTAAAAATACAGGGGATTCCAATGAAGTAGAAAAAATGGTACAATACCATGAAAAGGGATTCCTCCTGGGTCCCGCCCCTTCGTATTCAGTAGAAGAAAGGCAAGAAGATGGCAACTAAAGATGCAGTAGTCGAAACTATGGTTGAACAAATCAATATTCAATCTAGACAAGCGGCTGTAGCTCAAAAACAAGACTTGGTCGAATTAGAAAAAATGCTTTTGCAAGCACAGCCACACTACAGACAAATGTGTTCTGGTATGGTTGATGCATTAATTGCAAGAGGAATGATTTCTGTAGAATAGCCTTGACTTTAAATAAATAATAAAATACAATAATATTATAGGTTGAGCTTTGCTCCCTATAAGCCGTAAAGGCAGCAAGACCCAATCGGATCCGCCTCTGGTTGGGTTTTTTGCTTTTTCTGGTGTATAATATTTCCATGTACAGAGTTAAGAATTTAACTGTAAATGCCACGGCTCAAGAACTAACTATTCCAGATGGTGTTGAGTCTCACTATACAATTATTATAACAAACACTAGTAACAATAAACATATTCTAGTTGGTAATGCTAGTGTATCTACAACAAATTACGGTATAAGAATTGAGCATGACAGCCCTCCACTTATTTTGGAAAATATGCCATGGACAGATAGACTATATGCAATTTGTGAAGACCCAACATCAACAGCTGGCGTAGCTGTGATGATTATTGAGAGATAAAAATGAGTCCACACGAATGGTCTAAGCAAATGAAGAACCCTTACTTCAGAAGTCCTCATTATCAAGAAACTCCTGGAGGACAACTAGAGCTACGTGTAGAAAAAAGAATTAAAAATATTTTAAATAAAATATTATTTTGGAGAAGGAAAAATAATGCTTGATTTTTCAAATGATAATAGATGGTATAGCTTAGGTAAAGATATCTGGATTCAAGAAAATTTTCTGTCTTCAGAAGAGACTTCTTATTTTAAAGATATTTTAAATAGTATGTCAGAAGAAAAATGGAATGAAGCAAAAAATCCTATTGAATGGTATAACGGAAAAACAAGTGCGGCGATAGAAGAACTTAGACCAATTCATAGAAGAATAAATGATTTAGTAGCTCCTTTATATGAACCAACACCAAATCTTTCTTTTACAAGAATGTTTCCTGGTGATTCTATGCATGAGCACAAAGATACATGTGAAGAAGAGGAAGCTACATCTAATGATGATTTTGGAACATGTGCAATAACTAGGTATGGTGTAGTTGTTTATGTAAATGATGATTTTGAAGGCGGAGAACTATATTATCCTGAATTAAATTTAAAGTATACTCCAAAAGCTGGTGATCTAGTAATACATGGAGCTTTAATAAACCACGGTGTTGCAGAGGTAACATCTGGTGTAAGATATGCGTATGCATCATTCTTAGTAGATAAAGGAGCATTATAAATGCCTGAAGTAATTTTTAACGATGCACCAGAAGGAAGCGAAGAAAGCGTTGAAGAACTGGCTGCAAAAGATAGCAATGAATTAGTATATGAAGGTCCAATTTATGCAAAAGATAAACCAGGATTTGAAGAACTTGGTCATGGAATATTAGTTTGCAAGAATTTTCTTGAAAGAACAGATTTTAATTATATTAAATATCAAGCAGAAGAACTTCCAGAAGAACAATGGGATACTCATCCAGCACATTCTAGATTTAAAGGTTTAATTAGTACAAATTTAAAGGTTCAAGCTATTGCTGCTCAGGTTATTGATACAATGATGCCAGAGTACTGGACAAATGATCATCAAACAATTAACAGAATGAGAGTTGGAGATAGAAGCTACAGATTTGGATGGGGTGCATGGGGTGCAGCAGATTATATTGTCCTTATGTACTTTGGAGAATGGGAAGGCGGAGAACTTGTATTCCTTGAAAAAGATGGAGAAGAAGTTAACTTTGAATTCCCTGTAGAAGAAAATGCATTGTATTTACTTCCAATTAAGGATCACGAATTCTATATTTCAAAACCAGTTACAAGGGGAACTAAATATTCATTTGTAGATTGGTTATATCGTCATGGCGAATGGGTAATTGGATAATAGTGCAATTGCAAAAAAGTGCAAAAAAAGTGCGGCGGAAGTAGAAGACCCTAATCCCACATACTCTTTTTCCCATATTCAGGTTTATATATAGGATCTTCAGTATATTCGTACAATATATCCATAAGAAGCATACAGTCAGAATGGCTTTCTAGATACCATATGTCACAATACCCCTTGTCTGCATTCAAACAATTGGCTAAACGCCCTTTAAGGCCTTCTATGACCCATTCTAGCGTTGTCCTGGCATATAGGTCATCAGATATATAGAAATTTTGATTTACGACCTTAGCTTGCCTAATGGCGCTAGAGAGTTGGTCAATTAATTTATTAGAAACTGTAGCCATATACCTGAGATATAGGTTATCATAAGGACCCATGAGATCCATAGTACGGTTTTATAGGATTTATTCTTCTTGTACATCTAGATCTTCTCCTAGGTCAAAGTCAAAGACGTTTTCCCATCCCGCCTTTTTTAAAAAATTATGAATTAGTAATCCAGATGCTATTGCTAATGCAAATAAAATAATCTTATTCTTCATATATATCCTAGTCAACTACTTTTATTAGTCTTTCTAATATGTGTTCTAATTCTATGACAATTACTGCAAACAATTTCACATTTAGCAATTTCTTCATCAATTTTCTTCTTTGATAAAGTCTGGACTAATTCCATGACATTTGCATGTTTCTTGCCTCTGACATGATCAAAGTCCATTACATAATATGGATACTGTATCTTACAATCTACACATGGGGTTCTTTCTTTCATATCCCGCAAATATTTGTGTAAGACTGCTTTTTGTTTAGCTTTTGAAACCTTTTCGGTTTTCATATATGTATATTATATAATATATTATTTTAATGATACCTGGGGATATAGATTTTTAGGAAAGCCCCCCTTTCCCCCCATTGTAAAAAATAGTACAATGTTGAGAATAGAGAGTGCTGACACCTGGTACATATGAGTAATCAGTGTAAGCCCCCACAAACCAAGATTAAGTATAGCATCACAAAAATTTGTAAGTCAATAGTTTCAGCCATTTTTATTTGCACTAATGGCATAGTATTTTAATACACTAATGGTATATTAATTCTAGTCGACTAGTATTTTCATTTTTACAAAATGTTAATATATTTTTAATTTGTATGATCCAGGGTTCTTAGAATGTCCGATTTGTCCGATAGTGCGCCCATAATTCATCGATTTGTGGCGTAAATCACAAAGTATTTTTTCAATTTGTCCCTAATGTCCGTTTTGCGAGTTGATATTTGTCAGTCCCCTCATATATGATAAAGGTATTAGATAAAAAGAAAGGTTGGTTAGAAAATGACTAACACTAAATGTAAATGCGAGAAAGCACATACAATGCTTGACCTCTACAATCATGATGATAATAAAATTTGGGAAAAACAAAAGTGGCATAAGTGCTACATCTGCTCCCGCTATCAAGTAGGTAAGTGGATTAGACTACATGAAATGCGTTGCTACTACGCACACAAAGATTTAGAAAGGATAGGTAAATAATAATGGATTATCTTGATTACTTAGATGAAATCTACGAAGAATTAGTAGATGAATTCGGACACGAAATCGAGTCCGAGTGTATCCATGAGTGATACACATCACACACGCCTAGCGGCGTGTCGCCTTGATAAAATTGAATAAATCTGAAATAATACTAACTAACTAAAAGAAAGAAGGTAGCATAATGAGTGCTAATCTATATAATATCGAAAGCCTACTAATAGGTAAGACCTATCGTAGCCGCTCCGTAGAGGGCGAAATAATCTCAGCAGAAAAACACCCTAAAGCGGTGTGGTATGCGGATGCTGAGGCGTATCTAGTAGGTATTCGCAAGAATACTGGTGGATATACCTATCGCTCAGTAGCGGTTAGCGTGTGAGGTATCTCACACCTAACACCTAGCGTGTCGCCTTGATAATGTCGGTGGCATAGGCTAATCTTCTCTTATAACAAAAACGAAAGGTAAAAATAAATGATGACTAAATGGGATAGTATCCAAGCAGATATTCTGCCACTAGAGCCTAAGATTTGGGGCGATGAACACGAGTTTGATAAAGACTTAGATTTCAATGATGATGATGAACTAACTTTAGAATGGAGGGACTAAAAAATGTGGGATAGTTTTCTCTCGATAGAGTTTGACCGATATGGGTTTACCATAGATAGTTATTACTTTTATTTCTCGCTATCATGGTTAGCGATAGGCGTTATTTCTGCCGCCGCTATTGCTTATAGAATTTATAAGCACTATAAGGCAGATTATCCAATGTATAAAATCTAGTGGTATAAATCACAAAGATCTGCGGCGTGTCGATTTGACAAAATCGGCAGCTGCCCCCAGTCTTTTGTGGGCTTTGTCAAGTTGATTTACGGCGTGTCGCAAAAAATTCCTGAGATTTGCATCACATTGTGACGCAGACCACATGTGACTTACCTCACAATGTCCGATTTATGCGTATTTTCAAGTAGAAAATGTCAGTGGTCTATGTTAGGATACTAGGTATCAAGATAAAAAAGAAAGGTTGTCAAAATGACTACACTAAAATACGAAATCCGAGAGATTACTCTCGCAAATGTTTCCGATGAGGAAGCAAATCAAATTGTTTGCGTTTTCTGCGATGATTACGCTGGAAATACTTTCTGCGGAAAGTGTAATGAATACAAAGGTCTTATGACGCTTGGTGAGTGGTTATCTTATACAAATGAAAGTTGGTTAGCATAATGAATTTAGATGAATTTAGAAATTATGTTCTCGCTCAGCGAGAGGCTTCTAAAAAAGAAGCAATTGAAATTTTATCCGCTACTATTAGAAAGGAAAATGAGTAATGGGATACATTGAAATTTTTCGCCTTGATGAACAAGGTGCTGGTTGGGTTGACTTATCAGAAGCAACACCAGACGAATTACTAAATCTTGAAATTGGATTATTTCAAGAGGGTGCGTTATAAAATAATTTTTTTATAACGGCGTGTCGACTTGACAAAGTCGATCATGCCCGCAAAAGCTGTGCGGGCATTTTGTCTTTTATGTCCGAATTTACGAAATCCCCGAATTTTGTGAGATTTCTCACACGACACGCCGTCTCATTATTTGAAATTTTACGATTTGGATTTGAAAATGTCAGTGGGTTTTGGTAAAATTGCTACCCTAACGAAAGGAAAACTAAATGAGAAGTTATTCAATTGTCGATTTACTAATTGACCAATATTATGCGCCTACTTCTATGCGTAGGAGATACAATGGCGGAATTATCAACTTTGCGGAAAAGCGAGATGATGTCTATTTATCTGAGGGCTACGAAGCCTATTCAATTCGCTTCCGCCCTACGGGTTCTCTAAAAGATGAGTGGGCTACTGTGGCGGTGAGGCTTCCCGACTAAATGTCGGTGGCTTCCGCTATAATACAACTAACAAAACGAAAGGAAAACTAAAATGGCTAAAGTAAAAAATGCTATCGCAGAAATTCTAAACTGCGAAATTTGTAATGGTTCAGGAATTTCTAATGGGTGGGTTTCACCTGACGGAGATTATGATTTTGAGTGGTGTGAGTGTAATCCACACAACCTAATTCCAGAGGAAGATTTCTAAAATGGAAATTTTTATTTGCGACAACTGCTCAACACTAGCCACCTTGTCGGTGGTTGGTGATACAATAACAATAACAAAATGTAAATGCCAAAACGAAAGGGAAACTAATGTATAAAATAACTGTG